ATTACAATCAAATATATTAATATCTGAACCACCTGAATAAGGTGTGACTTGTGTTACTGCAACTTGCGAAGCATCATAAAAACTTTGTAAGTCAATATTTGCTGTTGCTATGCCTTTTCCATATCTTTCATTTCTTAAATAATCTAGTAAGCAAAATGCTGGGTTGCTTGAAAAACTTGCTGTCTGTTCTGACAGGTTAGATGCTAAAGTAACAACTTTTCTACCTTGTACTACGGCTTGAATTTTAGGTATTGAACTAAACGCATCTTCATTCCACTTAAAACGTAAAGCTAAATAAGCAAGTCCTCTTAATCTGTGGTTTGTTCCCCAAGATGATAATGTAGATAATAATGTTGATGCTGTTTGGCTATCAGACCCAAAATGAGGTTCTACTCTAATTAAACTTGCTGAGTCTTTAAAAAAATTACTATCTCCACTTCCTACTTCAACTGCTGTGTTATCAGCTAAATCACTTGCCCAAGTTACAGGTTTATCATCTATTCTAATTTCTGTTATATCGTTTATCTCCCCCTCACAAAGAACTAGGGCAACGTACAGATATTGATTATCTGTTCCTGATGTTTCTATAAAGACTCTTGTACCGCCTAACATTCTTGTTCCATAAACAACAGGAATAGAAGCATCATTAGATTGTTTGTTTAATAAAATACCTTTTTCAAAAGAATCAAAATCTGTTTCTCCAAACTCAGGTATTTCAGGTTTTGGTGCTAACCAAGATAAAGCTTTACTTACAACTTTTATCGGAAACTCTACTATCTTTTTGACTACGCCACCCATTTAATTATGAAACTCCCTTTTGTATTTTTTTCCAATTCTGTAAATATTATTATCTTTATCTAATCTTAACCAATTAATAGATTGATTCGTTTCTAAATAACCTTTGAAATAATTATATACCCATCTCATAACTTCTTTTGCTTTTCTTATAATTATAATGTCATATAACCAAATATTTTTACCTGAGTTCCATTGACTTTTATAAAGTAATCCTGTTTGGCTATATTGATCTTCGTCTTTGTTATCTAGTTTCGCCCAATTAACAAAACCATATAAACCTTGTTCATCTTTAAATGTTTTATATTGATTCAAATTAATTGATGGCAAAATATGATAATACAATTCTTTATAACTATTATCTTTGTATTTATCAAAAGTTTGGAATAATTTAACTATCTCTTGCATTATGCTCTACCCCATTTAATATCTTGTACTGTCTCTGATGAAAAGTCCATACCAACATCTGAACTAAAGAATCTTTGTTGTGATGTATTATTTGTTTTACGACCATTTGTTTTATCAAAGTCTGCCCAATGAGATACAATTTTGAATATAATATTACTATCTGAACCTTTTTCAGATATTTCAAAAGTATCTATTGTTCCTTGATATAATAAAAATGGGTCAGCTATCAAAGCATTATTGTCATCTAAAAATCCTCTATGTATTGTTACTGAATCATTAACAACATTCTCGTTTAACGCAGTAGATATAAATGTTTGGTCTGCACCTGATAATCCAAGATTTAAAGTTGTTTTTGTTATATCAACTTCTTCAGAAAAATTAGAAAGACCCATTATGAAAGCTGATGAAGTATAGGTTACACTAGAACCTGATACTGAACTTGTTAAAGGAAATGAACAATCAGTAATATTAACAGGGCTAGAGAAACCGATTGTGATAAGAT